TCAGGGCGATGAACCAATGGTCAAACCGACCCTCTGATGAGAGATTTTGGACGGTTGAAGAAATGGCGGATGCGTGCTTTGGTTATTATCAGAATTCCAAAGTATCAACGGTAAAATATGGTGAGCTGCGGGTTGAAGCGGATTCCGGGGATATCCGTTTGGTAGGCAAATCCAATATCCCGGCTACTTTGACGCATTACGGGTTTGGGCAAATGTGTCAGAGGGTCAAAGCTCCAGCTGGGTATTTGAGACAGCTTCCAGCAACCCTCGCAGCGCAAAACATCAACCATGGCTTAAAGACACGAGGCGAGCAGGATGACAGTGCGAGGCTGCTCCTGAACAGGGCAAACGGGCATTATGTGGCGCGTTGTATGACATCGCTGAATTACAAGCGAGTGTGGAATTATGAACTAGCAAATAAGCTTATAGATATCCAGGGGTATGGCTGGCGTGTGGCTCCTGCTAGACCGGCGGGAATTGAGAACGAAAGATCTCGGATTGCAACCGAGCAGGATTGTTTGAACAATCGGCATTTGGGGCTTAGTATCCAGCCGGGCGACACAATTGCCCCAGCTGGGTTGTACGCTAGCGACAAAGACATGTTTGTCTTTATGGTTGACGATGATCATGTAATAACCAATCCGTTGAGCTCTGATAAGCCATTGGCTCGTGGGTTTTTCTTGTGGAATTCTGAAGTTGGAGATCGATCGATTGGCGCAATGACGTTTTTGTATAATGGCGTCTGCGGTAATCATATTGTGTGGGGTGCGCAAGACGTGAAAGAATTTCGATTTGTTCATGTCGGCGGAGTCCGAGATCGTGCTTTTGGCGCGATGAAAGCTGAACTGATGGCATACGCGGATAGTTCCGCGAGCGATCTCGAGGCAAAAATCAAGAAGAGCCAATCGTATTTGATCGGAGATACTTACGAAGAAACCATCAACAATTTGGTAAGTTTTATTGGCAAAAAGCGCATACCAGTATTAAATCGTTCCCTGGTAGAGGACGCGTATGAAGTTGCGCGAACGAGTGACAAGGGATATGGGGACCCGAGAACACCATGGGCGATCACACAAGGATTGACCGAGTTGTCACAGCGTAGTGATTATGCAGACAAGCGTGTACAGATGGATCGTGCGGCCGGTCGTGTTATGGAGATTGCTTTTTAATCTTATCGTTGAGTCTGTCCTCTTACCCTTTGTCGGGTAGGAGGCATGGCTGAGCGACAAGATGCTCAAGACAAGGAGATGAAAATGACGACGATGAGACAAGCAAGGCGTAGACACCGAAATCTGTTTTTAATCAGACGAGAACAAGAGACAGAAGGAAGAGCAGCCAACGGCGAAGTTATCCCTATTGTTATCAAATATCGAGAAAAAGCCACTAACTATATCCCTTTTCGGCAGTGGGTTAGAGAGTATAAATCTATGTTAGAAGAACCCACAGGCAAACTTGCGGTAATCCTTGGCTAAAAAAGGAGCAATGCAATGAAGACATTAGGATACATACGGGTATCAACGGACGAGCAAGCGCAAGAAGGTGTAAGTCTAGACGCGCAACGGGCTAAAATCACAGCCTATGCCGAGCTGTACGGTCTTGAGTTGATTGACATCATTGAGGACGCCGGGGAAAGCGGTAAAAATATGGCTCGCCCTGGGATGGATGAGGTGTTGATGCGATTGGGCAACAATGAGGCTGAGGCGGTTGTGGTTGCTAAACTGGACCGATTGACCAGGAGCCTGAAAGACCTGCTAGGGATGATCGATGAGTATTTTTCACAGCAATACTCATTGCTATCGGTTTCGGAACAGCTTGATCCCCGAACGGCTAGTGGTCGGTTGGTCATCAATATTCTTGCTGCGGTGGCACAATGGGAGCTTGAAACCATATCTGAGCGTACAAAAGCAGCCTTGGCTCATAAGCGTAGCAATGGCGAGTACACCGGGGGCCTTGCTCCATACGGTTATGCAATCGGTGACGACGGTATGCTCGTACCGGTCCCAGAGGAGCAGGAAACGATCAAATATGCCAAGGCTGTTAGAGGAGCAGGATTGTCATTGCGACAAATAGGGTCGATTCTAGATGCACGACACCCAACAAGGAACGGTAAGCCGTGGACAGCTCAACAGGTTTCCCGACTGATAAAGACAAGGGGAATGAACAATGGTGGCCAAAAAGAAAGCAGTCAAACTGGATGACGAGCTGTCTTGTCTTGAATGTGGCAAGATAGTACCTACAGGGCGCAATTCGCAGTGCTGTTCGGACCTTTGTGAGTTGAAGTATCTTCGGGCTCATGTGGCGCGATTAGCTAGAAAAAGAGGTCCAATACAATGCCTGGGCCAGGTGAGATGGAAGACGTGTGTACAAGAATGGTATCTGAAGGACAGCTATGATGCCAAGCGGCGCTGCAAACAGTTGCGTAAAGCCGGGTGGAAATGCGTTGCAAGCTCTATCGGTGAGATCCCGATTGAAGTGGAGGGCAAACCGACACTTGCAAAAGTAACTATTTTGACAGCATGGAAACATCCGAATGATCGGAGATCGTACCCGCCGCCGAGTGAATTTGTTGATGGTTTGCGAGTCGGATGGAAAGTATGACAGAACATATGCTATAATAAGCATCGTCTTCCCTGGTTTGTTGGCGCCTTGTTGACCTTTTGGTTGACAGGGCGTTTTTACTTCAACCTTTGCCGACAGGTCCACTTCAACCTTGCAATCTTTCTAGACACTAATCCCACGTGCCTTTATTCTGAGCAATATGGCACTCAAACTAAAAGGTGATGAGCTGCGTGCGGCTTTCGCACGATTACGGATATGTTTGATCGAGGAAAACGACGAACACGAGATAGCCAACAAGCTCGGGTTGACGTGGGCTGAAGTAGATGCGCTAAAGAAAAAATTCTACGATCACGAAGCTAGTATCGTGCGAGGCGAGTCTACAGAGCATACCTATGTCCGGTATCTGATCGATCAGCGGGCATGTATAGCAGATCTCGACAAGATAATCTCAGATTACGAAAAACAAAAGAACGTGTCGGCAATTGTAAGTGCGGTACGTGTCAAGAGCGAAATACTCGACCGGATGATCAAGCTTGGACAGGACTTCGGGCTTGTTGAACGTAAAGCAGAAGGGAAATCACTTGCCGCAGGGGATGCGATCCGGAATATGGGTGCATCTGAAATCAAGCAGTATATCATCAAAGAGATTAAAGTTTTCAACAACATGATGCTCAAATTTGGGGATCAGGACTTGATGTCAATGGACCCTGGCCCACTGTATATCCCTGCTCAGACCGAGAAAAAGCCAGTCAAGGGTCATGCACGTAGCAAGGTTAGCGGGGGCAGGAGGGCAGTACGTGGCAAGAGCAAATAAAGGTTCGCTGGTTATCAGCTTACAACATAACATCAACAGTGCTCCAGTTTGCATGAGCGGACAGGCCGCCGGGTTCCTGATGGTTCGGACGGCTGTCAAGAGCACACTTTCTGAAAGGAGAAAGCAATGTCAGGTACAAGAAAAGTAACAGGAGCGTATATCGGCACAGGTTCTGCGTTCAACATTACCACTGTTGGATTCCGGCCGCGCAGCGTTAAGTTGTGGAACATTACGGGACTAACCACCGCGGTGTGGACCGAGGAAATGCCTGATGCTTCGGCATTCAAGCAGATTAACCACGCTGACACTCAAAACGTTTGGGTCACTGCCAACGGGATCACTCCTTTGGCTAACGGTTTTACCGTAGGTACCGACGCCGATATCAACACCGACGCTGAAACCGTCTATTACGAGGTTTCGGACTAACAGAAAGTTCCCAGGCCAGGGCGGGTTTTTGTTCCTTTCTTCCCTGCCCTGGCCTTGTGGATTAGGAGATTGAAATGTCTTATACCCCACAATCTACAAGTTCAGTGTTAGACGTTCCTGCAACGCCATCCTCGTCGCCGTCTACCGCCCCAAAATTTACAAAGCATCGATCAATTGTAGGCGCGGTTGACAGCGGAGATATTACCGACCGAAGGCTCGGTATGAATATGGCAGGATACGACAACGCGATTGTCAGGGTGATCCCTGACAATGGTGCAGATCCTGATATTGAGATTTTGTTTTGGTCTGAAGAAGCTGAAAAATTCATCGCCGATGCAACAGGTTTGACGGCGACAGGCAAAGGCACCGACATTCCGTATGATTATACGTGTGTAGTGAATAACAGGATCATATTTGTTTTTGTCACTGGTACCGTAACTGGCGATGATACGGTTGAAGTGTTGATAGCTGGGCACAACCAAGATCGAATGCGGTAAGCGTAGTGCAGACGGCTGAGGTCATACCGCTCATAAAGGGCGCCGCTAAAAGGCTGGACCAACTTGACCGGTCACAGCTGTTGGCGGTGTACGAGCAGTATCGTACCGCCAGCAATGAATGGTTGAAGCATCAAATCGTTGATAATAATCGGATTGATATTTTAGCGCATACAATTTTGGGATATGACGTTCAGCCTTTTCACCTTGCGATGGCAATCTGGCAACTCAAGCATCCGGAGTCTCTTATATTGTCGTTTCGTGGTGGTGGAAAATCCACGATTGGTACAGTTACAAAAGCTATTCATTACTTTTGCAAAGATCGTGATTTTAATCTGGTAATTGGGTCTGAAAGCAAAGGGAATGCGGCTGGGTTTTTACGCGAAATCAAAGGACATTTTGAGAACAACGATAGATTGATAGAAATATTCGGGCCGTTTTATGATCCAAATATCGTAGGCAAATGGGACACTCATGAAATTGATGTGGTTGGGAAAAGGCATTTTGGCAAAGAAGCGTCTATTATGTGCACCGGCGTTGACGCAGCGGTTACAAGTAAGCATTTCAATGCTGGTATTTATGATGATTTAGCAGTGGAGGATAATAGTAGAACACCGGCGATGCGCGAGAAGATAAAGACTTGGTACTATAAAACATGGACGCCGTTGATATTGCCGCCAGACTCGAATATTCCTCATAGCGGAGAGCAGCACGGGCTTGGCACCAGACAACATCCAGAAGATCAATATAGTCATTTGAGTTCTAACGAACTTAAAGACAAGGTTTTAGAGATTCCGGCGTTGGACAGTCAAGGCAATTCTCCTTGGCCCGAGATGTACCCACCGAAATTCTTTAAACAAAAACGGCGCAGAATGGGGATTATTCTTTTTAATGCTCAATACCAACAGAACACTGAAGCAATGCGTGGCGAAGTTTTCCAATACGATAATTGCATCCAGTTGCCTGACGAGGAATGGCCTGCACTGGAAAAGCTTCGTGTTTATATGGGAGTAGATTTGGCGGTTGGAGAGAAAGACAGGGATTGCATGTTTGCAATTTCTGTTATTGGCATAATGGGTTCGGTAAGTAAGCGAGATTACTATTCATATTTGTTAGATTATTATCTCGAACATCTAAGAGCGTCTGAGCAAGAAGCGAAAGTCATAGAGTTTTATGACAAATGGAAGCCTTTGCGCACAGGTCTAGAAGCGAATGCATATCAGGATATTTTGCGCCAAACACTTAAAAAGAGTAGACCGTCGATGGTTGTACGTAAGATAACAACTAAGGTTGATAAACTTACAAGAGCACAAAAGCTTTCTTGGCTATTTGAAGCAAAACGAGCGTTTTTCCATGATAACGGGCGGCATGCTAGACCAATAGACCATTTGGTTAGATTTCCGAGTGATAAATTTACCAAGGATTTTTTTGATTCTTACGACAATGCCCATGTTGCGGCTAAGAAAAAAGGCAAGCGTAGAAACCAACGCAAACAATTTGGAGTACTTTAGGAGGTTAGCATGGAGCCGATACAGGTGAAGCAACCAGATGCGCCGAGCAACAAAGCGCCTAAATTTCGCGCTAGAGTTATTGATATTCCTGTAAAGAAGTTAGAGAAAGGCACAACTGGGTCAAAACAACTTCCAGAGGACGACCCGTTTGCAACGCTTTCCGCGTCTGGCGAAGCAATAGATCCGCCGTTCAATTTATTTGTTCTTGCGACAATGCCAGAGATAAGCCCGGAACTTGGACCTTGTATTGAAACGATGAAAGGCAATATTGACGGGTTCGGTCATCGTTTGATTAGCAGAGTGGATCTTGACAAAAAGAATATACCGGATGCTTTGCGAAAAAGCGTTGTTGACGAGTCAGTACGGTTGAAAAATTTCTTTTTATATGCGGGCTTGAAGAAATCATTCAGGTCATTGCGGAAGGACACTCGTCATGATCTGGAAACAACAGGCAACGCATATTGGGAAGTGATCCGTGGCCCTGCTGGGGATATCCAGTATTTCGTACAGATAAAAAGCTATCAGGTCAGGTTGACACCACAAGAACCCAAGCCTGTTGAAACGCAATTGCCTATCATAGAGATTCAGACGGATGGTAGTTATAAAGTGGTGAAGCGCCCAGTCATGCAACGGTTTCGGAGATTTGTGCAAGTAAGTTCGACGGTGCGGCCAACTGCAATATCTACTGGTTTTAGAATGAGATGGTTTAAGGAGTTTGGTGATCCGCGCACTTACAATGCGGAAACTGGCAAGGAAATAAAAGGCGAAGATCTAAAAGATTTTCCAGAAGCGAAGAAAGCCAATGAAGTTATTCATTTCAAATTATTCTGTGCCCGTTCGCCTTATGGACTGCCGAGATATATCGGTGCTTTGTTGTCGATATATGGAGATCGCAAAGCTGAAGAAATAAACTATGTCACGCTGAACAATAACAACATCCCATCATTGCTTGTTATGGTGAGTAACGGGCAGATCACACAAGATTCGGTAGATAGGATTTCCGATCATTTCGAGAAACTTCAGGGTGACGATAACCGTTCAAAAGTATTGGTGATCGAAAGTGAATCTATTGCCGATGAGGATGGGGAAGATAGCGGCACGTCAAGAATGGAAGTGAAGGAGCTCGGCGAGTCTCAACAAAAAGACGCGATGTATCAGGAATACGGCAAAGGCAATCGCGAACGAGTACGCGTTTCGTATCGGTTGCCGCCTATTTTTCTAGGCAGGTCTAGTGAATATAACCGTTCAACTGCGGAAACGTCTAGAAAGTTGGCAGACGAACAGACATTCAACCCAGCTCGCGATGACTTCGATGACTTTATAAACCGTATACTTTTTCCAGAAATGGGTATTGTGTTTCATCAATACAAAAGCAATAGCCCAAATACTACAGATAATTCTGAGTTGGTAAAAATACTCAGTGGTTCTGAAAAGACGGGTGGTATGACCCCGAGAATTGCCAGAGTGGTTTTGGCAGACATTCTTGGTGTAGACCTTCCGAGTTTCCCGGAAGGCTTCGACCCGGACATCCCGTTCAGCCTTACAATGGCAGAGGCCGTGAAAAACCAGGCAGACCCGACGGAGCCAGGACAACAGCTCACCGCGTTGAAGAGATTACAAATGTTAGGAGATTTGACAGACGGTGAGCACCCAGGGGCCTATGTTGTCAAGCAGCTCATGACGTTGCGGTCGCAACTAGAAGACGCGTGGGCACGCGAGGCACGTTTAGAAGAGGAACACGAAGAACTCGAGGAATGATGCACAGTCGATTGGAAACGATTGAATATTTGCATGACGGTCTTGTCCTAATTGACGAGATCTTAGCCAAGGCTATGCTCGCTGATGATCTTGCTTTGGCCGCAAGAAAAGAGGGGTTGCTACGCGAATATATTAATACTCAGTGGAATATATTGGCGAACAAAGCGGCAAAAGAGGCGGGTAAAAGAATTCGTGCAGGTAAAGGAACAATTACCGATCGCGAGATCGACCGAGTTGTTAGGGATATTGGCGACACGATGTCTCGGTGGGCCAAGGTTATTGAGAGTCGCTTTACCGACGACATGGAAAGCATTTATGAGTTGTCTCATTTGGCTGCAATAAGGCGAGCTGTAGGGCTTGGCAAAAAGCCAACGGTATTTAATACAGACCCGTTCATGCCTGGAATAAAAAAAGCAAAGCCTCCGAAAATAGATGTTTCGTTTGATCTAGTAGATGAGGAAGCAATTGAATCGTTTAAGAAACATCAGATTTATTGGATCGGAGAGCATTATGGGGCCAACGTCTCAAATCATGTCGCGAATACTGCGCGGGAAGAAATCATCAGATTAGGTCGCGGGCGTGTCGAGGCTGGCCGCGAAATGGAACGTATTGTCAATACTGTGCTTAAAGAAGTTAGAGTCCTAGACGGTTTTATCGGAACGAACAAGCAATACTTTGAAGGGTTGGTTGCTAATGCTGCAACAACAGAGAGAACTCATGCACAACTGAACACATTTTATAGAGCAGGTTTTGAGAAGCATACAATAGTTAATCCAAATGACCATAGAACGTGTGAGATTTGTCAGCTTCTTGATGGCAAGGAGTTTTATGTTAGCGACGGGCTTATCCTTGCTGGCGATTTGAGAACGTTGAAGCACCCGAGTGAGATAAAGAGAGTCCAACCGTTCCTTACTGTTGCGACGGCACGTGAATTGACCGGTGGCAAAGTCGGTCCTGCCGGGGTTAGGTCCACGCGGAGATTGGCTGAGCGTGGTAATGCAATTCCGCCATTTCATCTGCGTTGTCGGTGCAATATAGACATTACAGATTCTGAGCCGCTTGCGCCAATGTCGTTTGCGACTGATTTGCCGGAGAACCCGAGTTAGCTGTTTTGGAGAATTGCGTTATGACAGAGAATACAACAAATAAAGGCTTAATCGTAACTCCACCGACTCTTGCCCAGTCTGTAATAGACGGCGAAGCAACGATGATAATACGGCCGTACGCATTTGATTGTCCGCCCGGTGAATATGTGCTGGTCAGTATGCGTAAAGCGTTGGGAATTGTTAATGTCGGTGAACGATGTGAACTGGACCAAGATGGGTTTGCAGAGTCCGAGACAGAACATCTGGTTACTAAGCAGATGCGTGACGAATGGGCTGAAGTTCAACCGTCATGGGCAGGTGAAAGGCTCTGGGGCTGGCCGGTGGATGTGGTCGAGAAATTCGACGAGCCACTTGAAACAGATGTCGAGCCTGGATTTGAGATGATTGTCCAGAAGGTTGTGCTATTGGATGTAGAAAAGAAACGATTGGCTCTATGGGGTTCTACGGCTGGGAAGACTAGGGTTGCATCGCGTGTTGTCAGTATGATTCCAGAACATAAGACTTATGTTGAACCGTTTGCCGGTGGCGCTGCGGTGTTTTATGCAAAAGAGCCAAGCGAAAAAGAAGTATTGTGTGATATAAATCCTGAAATACCTTTTTGCTTTAAATATATCAAGGACATTACTTCTGACGAGATTGAGAAAATCAAAAAATTCAATTGGGTAGTTACACGCGAGCAGGCAAAAAAAGTCCATGAGATTGAGCCAAAAACAGACGCAGAAAGGTTTTACCGATTTGCTTATAAAAGATATGCTTTGTTTTATCGTAATGAAACTCGTATTACCGGTATTGACCCGGGCAAGGATGGTAAACGGGCTACCATTCCAGATAGAATCGAGCAAACAAAAGAAAGGTTAAAAGGCGTTGTAATCAAACAAGGCGATTATAGAGCCGTAATTGATAAATATGATTCACCGGATACGTTTTTTTATTTTGACCCGCCATATCCAGAAAGAAACCAAGAAGTTGGTGAAAAAGAGTTTGACGACGATGCGTTTCTTGAAAAGCTCAAAGGACTCAAAGGCAAATTCATATTGCATCATGATGAGAAGGCAAGAAAAAAGTATGCAGCTGTTAAGGGATGGACTGTCCGTATTATTTCGGTCACAAGAACTGCTGGGCATACTCAAGGTGTTGCGCCGGGGAAATTGCTAGAAGTACTCAATTATGAACCGTCGGTTACGAAATTAGACGATGGCTGGGAAATCGAAGATTGGAATTTTGATGATGAATTGATCGAAGCAGATACAAATAAGAGTGAATTGCTGTTTACAGCAAACGATCTCATCGTAGCTACATACGAATTGGCTCATAAAAACCTGCATAGAATGTATGCACAAAAAACGATCAACGATGAATCTGTACCGATGAGCACTACAGATATAACCAACCTACACGCGAAGATAGTAGATGAACTTGAAACACAATATTACGTCGGGCATCCATCGCCGCCGGATAACGGGTTAGATGAAGTTTCAGAAGATTTCGAGCGATATTCGGTTCTAACAAAAATATGGGAAGAAAAAGCGGTTTGGAGTCGGGCGTATATCAACAGATTACCGGATAGTGCTTTTCTGTATATCGAATCCGGAGGGGAAAAGGACGACGAAGACAAGACTGTGCCAAGGTCTTTACGGCATTTCCCATACAAGGACGCGTCCGGCAAGGTCGATTTGCCTCATTTGAGGAATGCAATCGCACGGTTGCCGCAAAGTAAACTCGGTCTATCAGCCGAACGGATCAAGGAATTGCAGGACAAGGCAAGACATATTCTGGAGGAAGAAACCGAAGACAAAGAAACGCAAAAGCGAAAGTCTACCGCTGCGCTTTTGGTAGAATGCGGTCCACCGGACGAATGGTCTGGCGGTGTTGCATCTGTGCTCGGTGAAGAAGGAAGAAAACGGATCACGGAATTATGGAACGAGTTGAGTCAAGAAGACAAAAAGAAAGTATTGGATGCATTCAACGAGATGTTCGATGCACAGGATGTCATATTTGAACTCGAAGAGGATTATGAAGACGTAGCCAAGTTTGATATAGAAAAGCAATCGAGCAATTATCTTGATGTACCGAAAGAGGAAAAACGTTGCCGATTTGTTGTGCAGATGCATTATAGGGGGAAATCGATGCATTCTGATATCAGATTGGAATCAGAGCCAAACGGAACCTTGTATGGCTGGACGCTGAACACTCAAAAAGCAGACGCGATCAAGGAGCCAGTAACAACGATGGCACAAGCCAGGGCTTTTTCCGGCAAAACAGGAGAGATTAGCAAGGTAAATTGGAATACTGGGCAATGGTCCGGGCAGATCCTTTCAGAAAGAAAGCCATTGCATCCGAACGCTTGGTTGGATGTTGAAGGGAAAACTAAAGATCCAGAGCCTGGCATGCCTTCTCCGGTTGGTGGAACAGCGCAATATCCTGGAGTTTTTGATATTGTCGATCAAGGTTCTGTTGAATACGGTGCTCAAAAGTCCGGGTTTCACGAGTACTTCTTTCATGGGAAAAATCTGAGGTCCAGGATCGTTTTCAAGAAGACCGATGCTGACACATGGTTGTCTGACCAACCTGAAAATCAATGCCCGTATGTGTTAGGGGATACCGCGAAGAGCGAAGGCTGGATGCCGCCATATGGCATATCGGCTTTGCCAAAAGCAATTAAAGACAAAATTCCAGAACAGTTTTGGTATTGGGAAAAGTCAGGTGCAGAGGCAAAAGCGTTGCGCGACGATCTGACAAAAGCAATCAAGGCTGGTGAGGTTGATATAGATTGCTCGGAGCCATTCAAAAAGATACTCAACAAATCGAAGACCAATGCGGATTTTGTTCTGCAAAAACAAACAGATACAATTGACGGGACAGAAACTTGGTGGGCCAGATTTGATATTGGAGAACCGGAGATTGTTGTCTTTAAATGGGATCGATATCCAGTTTGTGATGATCCAATTGCTGTTTCGATATCACGCGATCGACACAAAGAATCGATCAATGCGTCTGGCCGCATTGGTGCTGGGCACTATTTGAACACAGAAAAGCGGGGGCCGTTAGAGATAGAGATTGTCGATCAAGGCAAAGCCAATGTCGTTTTTGATTCGGACAATACGACTATAGTGGAAATAAAAGGGGACGACTCTAATGGGGATCAATGGAATGGCGTCTATCAATTGACCAAGAATTCGGACGGTTGGGTATGGGCACCTGGGGATGAATACTCCAAGATGGCTATTGTTGGTAAGCGTTTTGAATTCGAGATGTATATTCCTTTTGACCACATCGAAATACAGAAAAAAGGCCGCCAAGAGAAGAGATTAGTGACTGGAATTGTTCTTGAACCGGATCAAGTTGATGCTCAACAGGACTGGGAAAAGGAAGAAACGATAGAAAAAGCGGCACATGACTTTTTAATGAAATACAATAAGTCTCCAAATGAGGACGGGACCAAGTTAGGGCTCATGCACCAGAGTTTTGGAGATATAGGCATAGAATTAGTTGAATCCTGGGTGGCTCCAATCGCTTTTAACCTTGGTAATCGCGCTGAACGTCATGTAAAAAAAGGTAGCTGGTTAATGACAGTTCACGTTTCATCTGATAAAACATGGAGAGATGTCAAGGATGGAAAGATTACAGGGTTCAGCATTGGAGGAGTGGCTACGGTTGCTAATGACTAATGAGTAATCCAGATCTAGAACGCAGCGACCTTGACAAGGAAGATGCGCGAGAGATACTTGCCTTGGACGTCAAAGAGGTGTCTTTGGTCGATAGGCCCGCAATTCAGCGCAAATTTTTAGTCGTTAAACGACAGGAGGATAACATGGGAGCATTCGATAGCGAATCTGGCAATGCTACTGAGAATACTGTCATTGAGAAGATGGAATGGCAGGATTACTCTGATGAAATTGTCGAAAAGGCGCTGCCAACCGATCTACGCAATGCGATTGGAGAGGTAGTGTCATGGATGAAAAAAGCCAATGCGCCTGGCATGCCTAAAGAGGCGGCTTCATTGGTAACGGCTTTTTTGGGCAAAGTGGCTAGTGGTAAGTACCCATCCCCGGCTCAAAAATCAAAAGCTGACACTGACGATAAGGGCAACGATTCTGCAAACAAGCAGGAGAAATGTCCAAAATGCGGTGCAATGATGGAAGCAGACACGTGCCCGTCTTGCGGTTACACGGCCAAAGCTGCTGACGCCAAGGACAAAGATAAAGACAAGGACAAGAAAGAGCCGAACAAGGAACCGAAGACAAAATTCGAATTGCTTGATGACGGCACCGTTCTTGTAGATGGAGTCCGCGTTGCCAAGGGTGGCAAGCAGTTTACTGCGGAACGCACTTCAACAATTGCATCGATGGCAAAACAGGCTCTCGAAATGCTTGCGGATATCGACGAGGCAACTGCCAAATCGATTATGGAGGAGCTTGCCAAAGGAAGGCTCCCTGCCAATTTGAAATGGACATCTGGCACTCGTGCGATGGACGCCACGGTGAAAAAGGCTCTTGAGGATGTAGTCGGGCCTATCAACGAGACTCTCACAAAGATCAACGAACGCGTTGAGAATATTGAGAAATCTCGTCCTGCTCCGCAGTCTGACGACGGCGACACAACTGACGATGTTACTAAAAAAAATGAAGGTTTTTGGAGCGGCTTACCTTTGTAGCCGTCTCTGCCAACAACGGTTCCAATAAAAGGTTCCAATAGGAGGAAAAATCGTGACTAACAAGGAACTAATGGAAAAGGCGATCTCCGCGGCGGAGACCCTTGCAAGTTATGGTAAGTTGAATCCAGCACAGCAGGACAAATTTATCGACTATGTAGTTGATCAATCTGTCATGAAGGGTAATGTCCGTGTTGCTCGATTTACCAATGAAACGCTCGACATCGACAAGATGAACATCGGTGCTCGCACCATGTTCCCAGCAACAGAATATGTTGCCCCTGAGTATCGTGTAGGTGTAACTACATCGAAAGTCAGCTTGACCCCGCAAGAGGTCATCACTGCTTTTGATATCACCGATACTTTCAAAGAACTCAATATTGAGGGCGACAGTGCAGAAGACAGTATCATGAAGATGTTTGCCAAGGGCTGGGCAAACGACGGTGAAACCCTTTCTTTGAAAGGCGACACCACTGGACCGTCAGCTGCGCAAGGCGATATCTATCAAGGCGGTTCGACAACGCAACACATCAAAGATCCACTTCTGTCGATGTTTGATGGTTGGCTACGTCTTGGCGACGGTGCTCACCTGGTGGACGCGGCAAATTCGAATATCGGGTTGAGTGTTTTTGGCTCGATGATTCGTGCAATGCCGCAGAAGTTCAGGCGCAACAAGAAGGATCTTCGCTTCTTCATGTCGTCAGATCTACATCAGATCTATATTGAGAAGATGGCCACACGACAGACAACCAAGGGTGACGCTGCGGCTGAAGGCGAGACGCAGACGCCATTTGGTATTCCGATTGTCGAGCTGCCGTTACTCGACTTTCTGGTGCCAGTGGTTGAGCATGTGACGCTTGACGACGTGACCCCGGCGCAGCTTCGGTATGCGCCTGTGTCAAGTGTCGTGGTCACTCCATCGACGCTTGGCAGCACGCCGGTTACTCCATATGAGGACGATGCTTCTGGTGGATACATTCTCGACGAGACCGCCGGAACGTTGCTTGCGTATGATAATGGTAGTGGTTTAGATACCGCGACTGTTAAGGTGACCTACGCGGCTCAACCGCAGATTCTTTTGACTCACTGGCTCAATTTCATCATAGGAATTGGTCGTGACATCAGGATCGAAAAGCAGCGGAACATTCATAAGCGTGCCAACGAGTACGTGGTTACTGGCAAGATGAGCGTTCAAATCGAAGAGACCGACGCGCTTGTCAAAGCTTACAACATTGGCACTGGTGTATAGCCTGATTCGATGTGATTTGAAATCTTAGGAACGTAGCAATGGTGTTGCGTTCCTATTTATCAACCATGTGATTGGAGGAATCTCAAGCATGGAAAGTGCAACGATAATACTCAGAGGTGCCTTGTCTCATTCGGTGCGTTTGCCGGGAGCCAAGAACGAACTCGTTTTGAAGCAAGACAAAGCTCATACCACTACCGATGAGCAATTGATCAAATATTGCGAATCGAGATCACAGCTTTTTAGTGTCAAGAGGGCCAAAGCGCCTGTGGCACAGGCTCAATCTGCGCCTGTAGTTGCAAGTGACGAGACGTTACCAAAAAAGCCAGGGCGGAAAAAGAAGTCAGCTCTAAAGACCAAAGTCCCGGTTACGGTCAAGGTTGAAGAATGAGAAAATTGAACCTGATAATCTCGCGCAAATTTTCTCCGATGCAAATCGGGGATTTTCCGGTTGATTGCGTGAGAAGCCGTGACGGTGCGGTTTATTTGCGCCCTGGCTCTACTCTAGAGGTGACTTCTGGCGAGTGGGATTGTATCAAAGCAAAGCTTGGTCCATTGTCGGATTTGATTTCGGTCATTGAAGCGCCGTTGGCTACCGTTGAAGTTGCTTCTAAAAAAGAAGAGCCATTTATGTCTTCGCTGGTAATTGCCGGTGATGACATGAAAATGACTGAAGATGGGATAGTTGACGTGAAAGACGAGTTGGAGCCTTCAATCCCACAAAATGAACCGACTTCAACAAAGCCATTAAAAAACAAAAAACGGAAAGATAAGAAAAAAGTTCCGGACGTAGCAGAGGAGTGACTTGCTCCTCGTTTGGGTTGAGGAGACCGAAAGTGCTTCGAGTTCATCTTGCAGACGGTCAAACGCTAAGGTTCGCATTGGATAATGACGGCCAAGCGGATGAATGGTTAGGCATGGTGAGAGATCGAACGTTTCAAGATCAAATCCGGGCGCTTACTATTCAGCATAACGGGGTACAGTATTCATTACCAACGCCGCCTGGTTTTGGCCGTGTTTTTTTGTTTGCGGAACAGCTCAAACCAAACGGTGCACAGCGTTTCAAAGGAGGCGAAAGAATTGTTTGTCAAGCAGACGATGTACGCGTGACCTTGATGGTTCATGAGGCTCAACGTGCAGCACGTATGTCTTTGTCTAAGATAGGGACTCAATGTTATAATCCAATTGAGGAGATGCGACGTTGTGACTGATAAATTGATTCGACATCGGCAGTTAGCCAGACCGGATGAATTTGACGATACGCTTGACGAAAGCGCTGTTGCCGGGGTTGAATCGTCTGCCGAAGACAATGCTGATTTTATAAATGGGGTGCTTAGCCAATTGAAACGATTTTTGCATGGCAACGATGCAGGCAATTGGCATGACGACCCAGCGACTATATTCGGCGGCGATGCATCAATGAAAGCTCTTTATGAAGGCGGGGGAGGCGGCGGAACCGCTGGCGGCGCAATTCGAATTATAGGCGCGAGTGTGCAATCGACAGGGACAATATCAGACGAAGTTTATCAAGATACTGGTAACACGGTTTTGCAATCGTTCACTACAAGTACGGTTGACATAACTTTATCAATAAGATCTAGTTATCCGCTCGTAGATGTAGATGGCAACTTGGCAGAATTAACAATAGATGGAAGCGGTGGATTTTATTCTGGTGATGTTGATATTACGATATCCGGCAGTGGCAATATAATTGCCAAGGCAATAACAGCAGATGATTTAGACGGTGCAACAGATACTGTAGCAATAACGTTGGAAGAACCACCTGTTCTTTTGACCTTGGCTTTTACTGGAGAGTATCCAGGCTCTCAGACAGAACTCAAAGAAGATGATAATTATGGTATTGCCGGGACTACTGATAAAGCAATAGACGCCATTGAGGTTGCTGATTGGAACGCTGGACAAAGCGAAGTTATAACAGGATTATCAGGGACTTCTTTTTCTGAGCAAATAACGGTTGCGGATAGAGGAACAACTCCTCAATTGTTACCTGCAAGGGTGAGAGCACGTGATGCTGTCACAGGAGCATGGGGTGACTGGTTGGATACAAACGATGGAGGCGGCACGACTGAGGGAGTACATCTCGTAAATTGCAACAATCTATATCCAAGTGTTTCTATAGGGTCTGTTACTTATCCAGGATCACAAGAGGCTCTTAAAAACAGCGAATCAGCGACGGTTGCAAATACTTGTTCTAATTTTGATACTATTCTGTATTCAGACCCGACCGGCACTGAATTAAACATTTCAAACACAACTAGCTATGAAGCTTCTAAAAGTGTAACTCGCGTTGGCGGCACTTATAATATTTCGACAACTAATTTTAGGATTGCGGCCACAAGAGCGGCAAACGACGCCACTACAACTGAAAATGCAGTTGTTTATATTGCAAATGTAGCTGCTCAAATAACTGTTACTGAACCGGCAGCAAGACTTCGATCTGGTGGCAACGATGGGACGTCTGTTCAAGATCATAGTATTACGTTAACAAGTGATCAGAATCTATTGAGCAATCCTAGTTTAGACGAGGATACAGGAGGTGGTACATTTACAGGGTCATGGGCAGGCGGACCGACTATATATACTAGAACTCTACAGGTCCATGACGACGATGTAAAAGGAACTTATAATTGGCAAAACTTATCTGCAACAAATTTGGCTGGCATTGTGACTACGACTATAACAGGTGGAACCGATTATGAGCTTGGAGGGTTTGTTTCTAGAACATTAACATTCCCGGCGTTTAGTCAGGAAACCACATTGAATGTTGCTGTTGTTGATTACACAAAAATTCAAGCTGGTATATTTACAGCAACTAGTTATGCAGCTGTACGACATACACCACAAGGTGATCATGCTGATGCTGTTAATGAGTATACTATTGATTCGCCTTTGGAAACTAATCCTCAAACACTTTGGTGGAATGATGTGACAGCAGCTAGTTCTAATAGTAGTGGCACGGCGGCAATTACGGATGTCGAGGAGGTGGTATAATGGGGGCCTATGAAGATTTTGTCAATCTAGAATTGCCTCGTCGGTCGGCATTACTTACGTATGAAATTACTAGTTATGATGGGAATCCTAATGACGACGGTGCCCCAGCTATTCTTCAAGGTGCTCCAAAAGGTACATGGTTTTTAGAAGCAACAGAAGAAAGATATTGGAGAAAATATTCTTCTGATGCAACTTCATGGATGATTGCAGATAGTTCATATAATCAAACTACATCTGCAATGGA